TTTCAGCTAGACACTGAGGCTATCAAACCTGCCAGTGTTGAAAGAGTAGGTATAGACTTAGATGAGACCAAGGTGCCACTTAGTGGATACAAGGTTGTCAATGCCATATACCCACAGGCAACAACTACAAACTCAGATAAAAACATTACGTTTACATTCGGTGCCTCTGACATACCAAACTCAGAGCCTACATATGAAAACTCAGTAACCTTCAATACAGGTAGTGACTACAAGATAGATAGCCGTGCCTCAGGTAGATACCTTAGCTACAAGGTACTAGTGTCAGACAACAAGGACTTTGAGGTCTCAGGATTTGACATCGACATATCAGCTACTGGTGGAAGATAAGGAGATACTATTATGTCTAAGGATCCAAGGCTAGAAAGAGTAGGTGTAAGTGGCTTTAATAAACCTAAGAAAACACCTAACCACCCAACTAAAAGCCATGTAGTTGTCGCTAAGGTAGGTGACCAAATAAAAACTATAAGGTTTGGTCAGCAAGGCAAGACAGGCGACAAGACAATGACTAAAAGAGCTAAGTCCTTTAAGGCAAGGCATGGTGCTAATATTTCAAAAGGTAAAATGTCTGCTGCCTTTTGGAGTAATAAGGTGAAGTGGTAATGGCAGTAGATAGTAAAACAAACGTAGTCGTTCAGGGTTACACTAGATCTCAATACCCAGTATTTGAAGAGGGTATGAGGAGATACCTACAAGATGAATTACAAAGGATAGAAAATGCAATCAGGCAGTTACAGGTAGCAGCTATTGTTGTTGCTGATGTAGAGCCTGAAAACAAAATTAGAGGCATGGTCAGATATGCCGTGTCACCATGGAACCCCCTATCAAATGGGTTTAGTGGATTAGTCGTTTACAACGGTACTGCTTGGGTAGCCGTTTAATAACATGGAAGGAATATAATATGTGGGGTCAAATCGCAGGAGCCGTTATCGGTGGAGTGATGAGCAAGAATGCAGCTAAGAAAAGTGCTGCAGCTCAAGACAGAGCAACCGAAGCTCAAATGGCAGGGTTTAACCTAGCCAAACCATACATTGAATACGGATATCAGGGTGGCCAAGACGGTCTTAACTATGCACTGGATAAGGGTGCATATACTGGTGACACCTATGCAAACTTGAACGACATGTCCAAGGCAGGTTTTGACTACATGAACCAGTTTGGCATGGGTCAGATGAATAACGCTGCTAACTTCATGAACCAAGGTTCCAACTTTGCAAATAACTACTCTGACTTATACAGCCGAGCAAGTCAGGATGCGATAGGAGACGCTACAAACTATGCAATTAATAACTCTAGTCCGTTGGTTACAGCAGCAATGCGAGACAGTACACGAAGGCTTAATGAACAGACTTTACCTGCTATCGACATGGCTGCGACAGGTACTGGAAATGTCAACTCCAGTAGAGCAGGAGTTGCTGATGCTATTGCTCGTAGGTCTTATGATGACCGTATGGCTGACGTAACGGCTAACATTCAAGACAACTTAGCTAACAGATACCTTACTCAGAATCAAAACAAGTTCTCTAATATGATGAATGCCAATAAGGCCTTAGCAGGTACTTACGGAACTGGCTTTGGCATGGGTGGTGATATAGCCAAGTTAATGACTACAGCAGGTGGTGCATATCAGACAGATGCACAGAACCAGTTGAATGCAGATAAGGCACAGTTTGAGGACGATAGAGACTTTCAGATGAACCAGTACGGTAAGTTTATGTCGAATATACTAGGTAGGTCACCTATGGCACCTCCAAGTAATATTAGTCCTAACTTATACAACCCCAACATGAGTGGACTTATGGGTGCAATCCAAGGCTTTGGCATGGGTGGTAAAATAGCTAATGCATTCGGTGGTGGTGGTAATGCACCTGCAGTACAAAATGACATATACCCTACAATAGGCTCAGGTAACACAGGTTATGGCTTTGGGTTTATGTAATGCAACCATACGGCTACTTATCTAACTATAGCAATGCCGTAACACCTCCCTTACTAGACTTAATACTACAAAATGAAACAGGTCATCTATCCCCTAGTGATAGGTTTCATCCCTATAAGTCTAAATCAAGAGCAGGTGCTATTGGTGGCTATCAGCTTATGCCTAATCTACTTCATGACTATGGGTATGGCATGGATCCATATATACAGTCCGATGCATTAGACCCAGTAAAATCAAGAAAGATAGCAGGTGAGCTTATACAAGGTTACTCAGGTCACTACGGATTTGACAACTTAGCTGACACATTGATCGGCTACAACATGGGTGCCAAGAAAACAAGTGAATGGATAAAAAGAGGTAGGAACTTTGATGAGCTACCTAATGAAACTAAGGCTTACTTAAAAAGAGCCAAGAACTACATAGACAGCAACCCTGAGAAATACAGCATAGCTAAGATAAATCAAGAAATAGCAAAGACAGTCAGTAATGACAACGTAGAAGGAATTGATGATATGAATACATATGTGCCTAACTTTCGTGATCAAAGAATTGCAGAGATGTTTATAAATGGCTTAGGTCGTGAAGGCAGACTACAGGGTGAAGATCCTTACAGTGAGGGTTTTTATCCACCAATGGCACCACCAGTGTTAATGGCTAATAACAACAACACAAACATGAACAATGGAATATTAAATGACACACCTACAAATGCCAACTTCATGTCGGCCAATGCATCTACCCTTAACAATAATAACAACAATAATACTAATAGTGGTGGTTTTATAAGTAGCGTTCCGTCACCAATGCTTATGAAACGTAGAGACAACCAAGAGCTATCCAAGGGTGTAAGATACCCTGAGGATATTGGCTTAAATGAAATGCTCATTCGTATAGGTGGTGCAGGTCAGGCAAATGCAGCAATGGGTGGTAACAGACAGATTGCTGATGCTACTTCTATGTACGGTAAGATCATGGACTACAACCGTAGCCAAGCATTAGAAAAGTACAAAACAGATGTCGCTGCAGCTAATAAATCAGCTAAACAGGCAAGAAAAGACCAAGACTACTTAGGAACAATTGACCAGTCACTAGCTGACATGGATCGTGCCTTAGTTGGTATCAAGGATGGTGGTGTCACTGGTTTATTCGATGGCACAGTTAAAGCATGGTGGGATAGCCTAAGAGGTAACCCTGCAGCTAAGACAAGATTATTACTACAGAAACTTAAAGTTGACGACACACTACTTCGTATCGCTCAGACAAAGGGTGCAATCTCCAACAAGGAGATGGACTTATTCATGTCTCCTGCTCCTTCCGTGGGTCTAGACCAAGAAAACATATGGGCAGACTGGATTAATGAGAGAAAAGAAGCCTTACAAAGGATCAAGGCAAGACTTACAGGTGGTGTACAAGTTGTTCCTAATCAACAGGCATCACAGTCACAAATGATTAATGGTATTAAAGTAACGAGAATCAAATAAATGGCTCAATATCAGATCGGTAACCAAGTCTATGACATCCCTGATAACACACCCACAGCAACCGTAAACGAAATACTAAACCAACTTACTAAAAATATGCCAAGCGACACTCAGAATACTGACAATGCCTTCGAGTATAGTGTTGACCAAGCTCAAAAGTTATTTGGTAAGGGTATTGAGGCTGTTGGAAGAGCCACAGGACTAGAAGGTGTAGAGCAATACGGTACTGGTGTAGTTGCACAGCAAGAAAAAGACATAGCTAAGGGTGGTTATAAGCCTAAGTTTACTAAATCCTTTGCAGATACCTTTGAAGAAGACGGTATAGGAGCTGCATTTGAGTGGGTAGGCGAGAAAATAGCTGAAAACTCAGTTACTACAGGTGCATCTCTAGCAGGTGCAGGTGCTACAGCCGTTGCAGCATTGTTTTCAGCTCCTGTTGCTGCTGTTTTAGGTGCAGGTACGCTTGTTGGTAGTGCTGTTTTAGGTACAGGTGAAGTTGCAGGTGAGATTGAAGACAAAACTGGTAGTTATGACCCTAATTTAGCTGTCGGTGTAGGAGCTGTTATAGGTTTCTTAGACAAGTTTGGTGCTAGTAAGGTAATTCCTAAGGATCAACTAGCTAAAATGACTGTAAAGCAGATGGCTACAAAGCTAAGTCAAAAGGGTTACAAAGAAGCAGCTAAAGAACTAATAAAAAGAACAGTTAAAAAAGGTGGTTATGAGGGTATAACCGAGATGGGTCAAGAGAGCCTATCTATGGGAGCCTCAGCAGCCTCAGGTGGTGAGTATACCCCTAAAGAAGTTAGAGACAGACTTATCGACAGTGGTGTTATCGGCACATCAATGGGTGGTGGTGTGTCAGTCGGTACTGATGCAGTCACAGGTACTGTAAACACAGCTAGAAAAGTAAAAGACGGTGTTACTTCAGTATTCGATAAGAAAACAAATGAGCCTAATGACCCTGAGGGAGCTACTGAGTTAGCTCAAAGACTGGATACCATAGCTACAGCTAACGACTACGACCTTCAAGA